ACGGCCTGCCCCGTGTCATACACACATTCAACACTGGCAATAGACTGTTATTTCCGTGGAGCAGAACTCCGTTTTTACCCATTAGATTAGAACTCGAAAACTTTGGCGGTGCCGCGGGCACACATCACTTGTATCAAGGATCCAACAGCGTACTAGTAGAAGGACGACTAGTTAAACAGGGTATTCCAGAAAACATTCTAACACCATTGACTGGTATCACATTAGCCGACGCATTAACTTTTTATCCTGTGGTCAGTGTTCGTATGAAACCCACAGCACTAGAATCAGTTATTATTCTCACAAACTTTGTGGCCAATACACTGGACAACACTGACATCTACTATAAAGTTCTACGCAATGCTACACTCAATGGCACTTGGGTAGACATGCCAGATGCCAACGCATTTACGCAATACAACTACACAGCAACAGGTGCTGTCACCGATGGCACACAGTTTGATTCAGGATTTGTCACAGCGGGCGCCGCAGTTAAAGTTGACCTGACCAACCAGGCAGATCTACAGTTAGGACGAGGCAGTATGGGCACAGTCAGCGATACTATAACCATTGCCATCGCAGCCAAAAATGCTAATAAAAAAGCCGTGGCCAGTCTAAGTTGGATCGAACAGAGATGATGTACAGAAAATATATCAACATAGTAGAAGCAGCCAACAAGGGCTGTCCTATTGCCACACATGACATTGATGTCAACTTAAAGAATCGTCAAAAGGCCATTGACGAATATCACTACGGACCTGCCAATCCAGAACAAGCTGGAGACTATTGGAACAAAAGCGCAAAGATATTCAACGTGACCGCCGTCTCTGCTAAAACAATGTTATGTGGAAACTGTGCGGCATTTGATGTCAGCGACAGTATGAGAAAGTGTATAAGCACAGGCATACAGGGCGATGAAACAGCAATAGATGCCAATGCAACTATTAACTTATCAGATTTAGGATATTGCAACTTCCTACACTTTAAGTGTGCTGGCACACGTTCATGCAAGGCCTGGGTCACTGGTGGCCCAATCACTGAAAAAGACAAGAACAAATCTGCTGATTAACACCTATGATACTAGAGTCAAGTCCGTTAACCTTGAGAGGTAGTTGTTCAGATGACCTGCTTATAAGTAAGCTGCATCTTGCAAGACAACTTAAACGACTCAAATATGATCGTCATGATAAGATCTACAACTTAGGCAGTTGGTATGGTAATATAGGGCCAGTGTTGGTTAATCAAGGAATCAAGTTTAATCAACTATTAAACGTGGACATAGATCCCGAAGTTGTTGATGATGCAGATCGAGTAGCAGAGCATTTTAATATAGCACATTTGGTAAAGCAGCTAACTGGCGATGCTAATAAGTTGAACTATAAAAATCCAAGCCTGATAATCAATACCAGTTGCAACAACATCGAGGGCAGTGATTGGTTTGATCGTATACCTAAAGGCACCCCTGTGGCACTTCAAACAAGAGATATGCCAGACTTTAAAACACTGTATCCATTAAGTGAAACCCTGCATTTTAGCAGAATGCGGCTTGAAGATCCAGAAGAAAAATATACACGACTAACCTGGATAGGAATAAAGTAATAGAAAAAGGACCCGAAGGTCCTTTTTGTTTGATGTAATATACTATTACTTCTTAGCAGTTGCGCCAGCGTTGACAAATGCGTACATCTTTTCAGCTGTCTCTAATACTTTTTCCAATCCTGGGAAAGTTGGCATGTCTACTTTAGTAACGATTTGACCAGTCTTCTCGTCACGAGTAGCAGTCATTTCCCAACCTTGGAACTTGGCTTGGAAGTCGTCTTGTACCCGTTTTTGTTGAATTTAACTTCTGGTAGCTTTGGTGCTGTAAAAATTTCTGACATAATAATCTCCTGTGTGTAATGTCTGTTAACATAGATACTTCTTTTTCTCTATGTACTATTATATATGCTTTGTGATAAAAAAGCAACTTATTTTCTGAACTTGTTTACTCGTTCTTTAATAAGTTTAACCACTACGTCACTAAGCACAACCTCATAGTGGTTATAATCTACTTCTACTAGTTCCATGTCCTCATGATGCTTCTGACTAGCAATGGTTACTACACCGTCATTAGGCTCATGCATAAACGGACTTTGACCCTTTACAGTAACAATGTTAGTCCAAGGATGCTGTATCTTAATACGGCTTGCCTGCTTCATGACCCACGAACTAGGACCAATGTCACGCATCAGTCTGCTGAATGGTAAGAAGTATTGGGCATAGTCCGCTACTTCAGCACCACCATAGGGTGTACTCAATGTTACAGCACCCTTAACCATTGCGGCTATCGTAGTTGATGTCTAGCCCGTCGCCTAGTTTACTTTTGATATAGTTAAAGCTCTCGCTGGTGGCATTGGCACCGTGTATATACACTAATTTCATGCCAATATTTAGTAATCTTAATAGTAGTGATGAGATGCTTTACTCTTACGGTATTCCGCAATAGCTTCGCCCCATGCAACTAGACTTTCGAATATAGTGTTGATGATGTTTTTCATAGATAACTTTCCTTTTGGGAGTTGAATTGTCTGACGTAGTTTTCCAACTGTGCGGCATCGGTAATGCCTTTGGTGCTTAGATATGCATCTAAACGGCTTTGGTAATTGGATCCTGGGAACATTTCGGATAGACGTTCCATTATCCTAATCATTTGCTCTGATAAGAATTTCATGTTATAATACCTCTGTGTAGTGTGAATAGAGACTCATGGTTTCTACTAATATATTTAGTCTAGTTTACCTGGCACTGCAACATTTTTATTTTACTTTGTAAAAAGGTTAAATATACAAAAGGATTTAAGGGTTTTATGCGTAAAAGTACCAGATCAATATTACAAGAATTAAGCGACTTAGGTATTAGCCGTGACAAGGATCAAGTGATCGAAAGTCGCGGTGCAAACCTAATCGAAAGTGCAATTAACCTATTAACTCTAATCCGTGAGCAATACGATGTAGAAACGGCTGCTGAATTAGAGCGCCGTTTCGTTAATGCTATCCGTACTAGCGAACCAGCTAAATTTAAGCGTGGCATGAAGAAAATACAGGAAAGCAAAGGCAATGAGTAAGAATGTAATATTTCCGGACACTAAAGAGTTCGATCAAAAATTAGCTCCGGAAATGAAAGATAAAATGGATGCTATTCTAAGCCCATTAGGTTTGAATAGCGTGGCTATTGGCAGCGCACATACTCCTACACCTGGCGAAATGAGCGGCGACATGGATTTGCAAGTTGACCTAGATGAAGTAAAAGTTAAATTTAAAACAGATGATGATAAAGCTGCACGTAAGGCCTTAGCTGCTTTTGTACAGGATCGTGGATTCCAAGTACGTCAAGCAGGCGTAAATGTGTTTGTACGTTTGCCAGTAGGTGATGAGTTTTATCAAGTAGATTTGGAAACAATTCCTAACGTGGCTAAAGTTAGTCGTTACCATCAACATAAGATTCCTAAAGGTTCTACATATAAAGGTGTTGGCAAGCAACTAATGTTAGCACAATTAGCAAAAAGCAAAGGCTACATGTATTCTGCATGGCAAGGTTTGTTTGCACGTACTCCTGATAATAAAAAAGGAGAGCTAGTTGCAGATGACTGGGATGACATTGCTAAGGTACTATTAGGTCCTAATGCCACTGGTGATAATATAGACAGTGTTGAAGCTATCATGTCTAGCTTACCTGACGATCAAGCGCAGGCATTGTTAGCACATGTCAAACAAGATAAGAACTGGGCAGAAAAAACACCAAAACACCCAGTAGGAACTAACGAATGGTTCCGTAATTTTATGAATAGACTAACATGAAAATAAACGAAATCATTTCCGAAGACTGGAACAAAGTCAATAAGCAAGACAAGACAGACGGACTAAGTCAAAAAGCTGTCAATGCATATCGTCGTGAGAATCCAGGCAGCAAATTAAAGACTGCGGTTACTACCAAACCGAGTAAACTCAAAGCAGGCAGCAAAGATGCTAAACGCCGTAAGAGTTTCTGTGCCCGTATGAGTGGTAACAAAGGTCCTATGAAAAAACCTAATGGCAAACCTACTCCAAAAGCACTTGCTCTGCGTCGATGGAATTGTGAATGAGAGCAAATGAATTCTTAAAAGAAGCAGAAGAAGCTGCTACAAAAAAACTAGGTCGAGCTTTTAATCACTTAGAAGATCTAGTATTCTTCCACGGCAGTAAAGGTACAATGGAAGCATTGGAACACTTAAAAGAAATAGCCACTGCTGAAGGTAGTAAAACTATTCGCATGAAGTGGGATGGGAATCCTCAAATCTATTGGGGCCGTGCAGAGAAAGGTGGTCCACTAATCTTAGCAGGACATAATGGTTGGAGTCGTGGTGCGGCTAGTGATAATCCTAAAGATGTCTACGACTTTATTGTTAATAAAAGTGGCAATCCAAAGACTCCTGAGCAAGCACAACAGCGACAAGCATTTGGCAAGCAATTTGCTGGATTATATTCCTTGTTTGATGCAGCTACACCAAAAACGTTTGTTGGATATGTTTATGCAGATGGTCTGTTCTTACAGCAACCTAAAGTAGATGCTAACGGAGTATATACATTTTGCCCTAATCCTAATAGTCAAACATGTTACCACGTTAAGGCTGCTAGCCCACTGGGGCAGCAGATTAGTCGTGCGCAAGTTATGGTTGTTGGACATGCTTACTTTCCAGAGTTTGGCATGGACGATAGTGAACAGAAGCCCATGGATGACTTTAGTATGTTTAATACTAACCCTGCATTGATTGTGCAAGGGCCGGTATATAACAGCAATCCTGTAGCCCTTGATACTAGTGCTATTGATGCAGTAGAACAGTACCTAAGTCAACACTCAGCAGCCATTGACGGATTCATACAAGGAACTAGTGGTTTAGGTGATCTTAAAAACATTTTGTATACCTATGTAAATCAAAGCGCCAAGGCTAAGAATTTAGATCAAATAGGCACTCAAGACTTCTTCACTTGGTTAAAGAGCAGTAAAGTTAGTCTACCCAAGCAAACTAAAATCGAAGCTCTTGCACAACAACATGCTAATGCACTAGATGCTATCTTTGGACTAGTTGGACGTATTATGAGTCTTAAGGACAAAGTAATCGATCAAGTAGAGCAAGGACAGGGCGAAATCTGGGATACACAGGGCGAAGGGCGTGTACGATATGCACCAGCAGGTAAACAGTTTGGAAATGTCAAACTAGTGCCCCGTAAACGCTGGACTCCGAAGTAATATTATCTAGCCAAAAAACCCCATAATCCGGGGTTTTTTTGTATCTGATATAAATAATAATACAAAGGCTTGCTAGGTTGCAAGTCGTCCATAGAGAATGGACAAGTCATATCGAGGAGAAATATTATGGCAGGATTTACAAGAGTTAACGGCGCAGCAGCCGCAATCGTTGGTACACTAACTACCACAGCACAATTAAAAGCATACCTTATCAGTGTTAAGGACGACAGCAGCACAGCTATCGATCTAACAGCAGACGACGGCGTTGTTGAAGGCAAATTAGAGCAACTTCTACGTGAAATCAACCCACTAATGTACTTTGCTACAAACAGTGGAGCTGGTACAGTTACAATAGTTGTTGACGGTCACGCAAATGACGCAACAAGTTTACAAGAACGTGTTCGTAACATTTTCGGCGCTGCTAATACAAACGGTGCTGCAAACGATTCTACAGTTGCACTAGCTACTTCTTTAGTAGCATCTTAATTCTCCGGGATGGGAAGACTAAGCCCACTTTTACAGTGGGCTTTTTTACGGCTGTTAAATACTAGTCATGATCTATTGTTTATACACTCTCGTTGATATTACCGCTACGTTTCAATACAAATCTAGAAGTGATCTAGAAAGACTACAGCAACAAAATTTTGATACTGTAATGCAGACTATCGGACTAACTGCAAACGTCCTTTATGATAAACCTCCTAAGATTATCTCAGCTGATATTTTTGGTGCGCCAAACGAACGCTGCTGGTATTTTGAATGGACTGCTGAACGAGAAGACGTGTTTGAACATAATGGGGATAAAATTGCTCGACTTAAGGAAACATTTGAATTTGTTCCTTTTATACAAGAATTAACTGAAACTGTTAAGTTTGACAAACCATATTTTAGTCTTGGACGCAATATTGTTTTCGATTATAAACAATAAATATAATACAATAGGCACACTAGGCATCTTTAAGGTTCACCCAGTAAAAGAAATACTGAACACAATACAGGAGTAGCCTAATGGCAACAGCAGCAGAACGACTTGGTATAGTAGAAACCAAGGTGGTAAACTTAGACGAAAAACTAGACGAGATCAAGGTCGATGTTAAAGACATGCACGACTGTTTAGACAAAACTCGTGACAGTGTCATGGCCAAATTGGATGATATGTATGGAGCAAGCTGTGACCAACATAGTCAGTTAGCCACTAAGATCACAGAGTTAGAAAATTTTAAACAGCGATGGATTTACACTGTTGCTGGCGGAGCCGTAGTATTGAGTTGGTTAACTGCTCATGCAGATACCGTGTTACAAATTTTAAAATAATATAATATGTTTCTCAGGGAATTCAAGTTAGATAATATAGTAAGTTCGGTTGTAAGATTTCACGACCGATTGAATCCCAAGCTATGGGACGGTAGAGAAATGGATCCAAAAGTTCGTTTTAAATTATTAACGATTGCCAAGCATTTTATCAAATTTATAGATATCCCTAATTTAAGATTAACAGATATAACTATATCAGGCTCTAATGCCGCTTATACCTATACTGAGTACAGTGATATTGACTTGCATTTAGTTGTTGAAATACCGAGTGCAGCTCAATATCACTTAAAGCCCTTGTTTGATGCTAAGAAGAATCAATATAATTTTACGCATGATGTAAAGATACACGGTATTGATGTAGAAGTATATGTACAACCAACTACCGACAAACATCATAGTGCTGGCATTTACAGCGTATTAGACAACCGTTGGATTAGTACTCCACAAGCTGTTAAAGTAAACATTGACGATAATGATGTTGCACTAAAAGTTAGAAACTATCTTAACAAAATTAAAATGTCATTACGCTCAGATGATATTAACATGGCAAACACAGTTAAAGATGAACTTAACAAGTTACGTAAGAGTGGACTAGAACGTGAAGGCGAATTTAGTGTAGAGAACATAGCATTTAAAGCACTAAGAGCTCAAGGTTACATAGATCAATTACGTCAGCATATATACGATTTAGAAGACAAGGCTCTTAGCCTGGAGAACATACAATGAAAAGAAATGAAATTATCCACGAACACAAGAAAGGTGTAAGAGCTGTTAAGTATAACGCAAAGCCTAAGACTCACATTGAACCACCCAAGGCTACTAATCCGGTAGCTAAGAATGCTTCGGCTGCTATTGGTGGCGGCGCTGCTGGTGCTCATAAAGATGCTAAGAAAGCTAGTCAATCTGTTCGTGGACAGAAACACAAAACAGCTCCTGAAATGGCCGAAGGGTATAATCCTAATTCAGCCAGCGCAGAACATCGTCGTAAGTTAGATCAATCACATGCAGCTGACCTAAAGGCAAGAGCAGAAGGTCCAGATGCTACTGAGCGTGATCAACAGAGATATCAAAACTATCTAGACAAGAAAGAACAAATGGCCAACGATTATAATGATCGTATGGAACGTGAGGATATTGAGCAAGAGGCACTTTATCGTAGACGCGGCAGTTCGTCAGCATACGATAGAGATTACCAGTCTAGTATAAGTGGCATGGGCAAACGTCAATCACAAGCATATCAAGATGACGGTGGTGCTAATGATGAAAGACACGATCTAGATCCATCAGAATGGTACATTGTCAAAGATGGTAAAATGTTTAAAGTAACTGTCTATCCTAATCAAGAACAAGAAGCAAGGGCTCGAGGGTACAGTCCTAGTAGAGAACAAGCCAGAGCCAAAGCAGATGCTGACAATAGATCCACTGATGAAGCTATGGGTGCTGAAGTAGGCAAGATTACCAAAGTTGATCCTGCTACTAAAAAAGCAACGTTAACTAAAGCTGACGGATCGTCAATGGAAGTTGATAGTACTGCATTGAAACCAACAGCAGACGGCAAAATGTCAATGGACACTCCAGATACGGATGAACTCAAAGCTGGTACAGCAGTCGTTAGCACAGAAAATTCAGTGCTTAACGAGTTAGATCCTCCCCCAAATGACAGCACTAGTCCTATACACGGAGGAAGAGCTAACTCTGATCACGGCGAACACAATGAAATTATTAGCCTTCTAAGAAGAATGTTGAGCAGAAGATGAAAATAAATGAATTAGTCAAAGAGTTTGAAATCTATACTTCAAACACTGAAAAGCAGATGTTAGAACAACTAACACATGCTCGTCCACTACATAGTTTTAGTGAGCGTGATCAATTCACAATTGAAGGTCTTATACGTAAAAGTTTGGTAATTAAGATAGGAGACATTAATCCTCGAGTAATTGCTAATGAACTTTAAACGACAAGCTAAACAACTAGAAACTTTTTTAGAAGAAGAGTTTAAAAAGAAAATACCATTGGCTGTTTTACCTGATAAAAGTATTGTTTATAAACGATACAGAATCAAACAAAACACCCAAGGAATGTGGACTGTTAGATTACAAGATGGTGATGTTATTGATCAGTTTAGAATTAAAACAACAGCTACATTAGCAGCTAAATTCTATGATCAAACTAACTTTAATAGATACAATGAAATAAAATCTCTAGATACACAATACTGGAACAACAGTAATGATGCTAGTTTTTTTAAATATAGATATGAACACGCAAAAGATCTTGACAAACGTGACATTTTTATGTGGCGTTGGGAACAAGCAGAGCACAGAGCTAAACGTTACAAGGAACAAATTTCTTTAATGTTTAAAGCAAACTTTTGATAAATAACAATAACAGTCTTTAGGGATACAGAACATGCAGATTAACGAACTTTCACATCCAAAGAGTAGCAAAGCACTTAACGAGAGTCTTGCTAAGAAATTTGGCTACAAATTAAATGTAGATAGTTTCACTATGGAACAACTACAAGCAGCTCGTGATAAAATTACAACTGAATTAGCTGAATTTGAAACCAGCAGAAACTATGATGCAGTTTACGAAAGCAACAGCTATCAACGTGACCGTGCATTACTAGATGTAATAACACAAGCTATTTCAGAGCGTACTCTAAGTCCAGGCGAAGAGTCAAAGAAAGAAAAGTTTGTTAAAGGCATGAAGAAGAAGTCAGGCGAATTTAAAAAACGTTACGGCGACAAAGGCGACGAAGTAATGCATGCCACAGCCACTAAAATGGCTAAGAAAGAAAGCATTGAAGAAGCAATGCAAGTATTACGTGGTGTATTAAGTGAAAGAACACTAACAGAAGGCGAAGAAGAAAAAGCTGCGTTAATCATGAGCGCACGTGATATGGTAGATAAAGTCACTGGTTGGCTAGAGGACACTGCATCATTAAAATCAGAAACCATGTTAGAATTAGTAGACTCTATAAGAGATGAATTAGGCAGCAATATCAGTACTCAATTCTCTGGCCAAGTTAAACCGGCATTAGAAGAATTATATACATGTTTAGAATCAACACGTACAACCCTAGCCCAGGCAGTTGCTATTCTAACAGGCGAAGAAGGTCCAACAGGCATGCCAGGCAGCGAGCCAGGATTAGAAATGGGTGCAGAACAAATGCCAACTGGCGATGAGTTTGCAGCCGCAGCTCCAGCAGCAGGTGGCGAAGAGGCAGCAGGCCGTGAAATGCGCGAAACTGTACAGTATAGCCGCAAACTAGCTACAATTCTTAGTTCAAAAAAAAAATAAATGAAGATGCGGGTACACTTATCCGCGTCCTTAATGCTCTAAAGTCTAGAGCAGATTCAAAAGGCGTCTCAGGTCAATACAGCTGGGACGCTGTCTCTAATATGCTACGCAATGTTTCAGGAAGTCAAATGGACTATGAAACATTTAAAAAACAATTTGATAGTTTACCGCAATTAAAAAACATGGTTGATCAGTTCGACGGCCGAGGATTAACTCTTAAAACTAAAGAAAAACCAGAAGCTACCCGTTCAGATAAGAGTACTACAAGTTTGGACACTTCAGCAAGTAGAGCAGCGGCTAAATCGCTCAAACAACCTGGTTGACATATGGGTCTAGATACTATATAATGTATCATGACCCTACTAATAAACAAATTTAAATACGAAAAACTCTCTAGGGACGACAGCTCCGGTAAGCGTTTATACGCTACACCACAAGGGCATAAAGTCCCTAGTGTCACGACAGTACTGGATAAAACTAAACCAGAAGAAAGCCGCATAGCATTAGCCAACTGGCGCAAAGCAGTAGGTCCCTAGTGTCACGACAGTACTGGATAAAACTAAACCAGAAGAAAGCCGCATAGCATTAGCCAACTGGCGCAAAGCAGTAGGTGAAAAGAAGGCACAAGAGATTACTACGGAAGCAGCCAATCGAGGCACACGTATGCACAAGTTCCTAGAGGACTATGTCAAAGGTGAGCCCATGAACGAAGCAATTACTAATCCATTTGCACAACAAAGCCAGAAGATGGCAAAGATTGTGATTGAAAAGGGCATGTGTAATGTAACTGAAGTGTGGGGATCAGAAGTACCCTTGTACTTCCCCGAACTATATGCGGGTACTACTGACTGTGTAGGTGTACACAACGGTGACGAAAGCATCCTAGACTTTAAGCAGACTAACAAGCCCAAGAAACTAGAGTACATTAGTGATTACTTCCTACAGCTAACAGCCTATGCTTTAGCACATAACGAAGTACATGGAACTAATATCCGTAAGGGTGTTATCCTAATGTGTAGCAAAGACTATGAATATCAGGAGTTTATCCTAGAACCCAAGGACTTTGACTACTGGACAGAAGAATGGTGCAAGCGAGTGGAGCAGTACTACCGTTTGAACAGCTAAATATCGTATAACGAGGATATTTCAATGGCTGTCGTACAAATAAGCAGAATTCAACTACGTAGAGGTAAAGAGAACTCAGGTTCTGGGTTACCACAGCTTGCAAGCGGCGAACTAGCTTGGGCAATTGACACACAAAAATTGTATATAGGAAATGGCGCTGTAGGCGAAGGTGCGCCTGCTGTGGGCAATACTAAGATTTTAACAGAAGCTGATAATCTATTAGACTTTAGCACTTACATTTATAAAGATGAAGCTCCGTTAATTCAAACAGGTGACAATGTTAACTTTCCTATTGTACGTACACTACAAGACAGATTAGATGACCGTGTTAGTAGTGCAAGCTATGGAATTCTTCCATTAGACGAAGATGATAATGTAACAGATCAGTCAGTTGAAATACAACGTGCCATAACAAATTTATTCTTAGATACAGTTGGTGATGGTTCTAAAGCAAGAGTAGTGTTAACTTTCTTGCCTGGAAAATATAGATTTGAAAGTACAATCTATATTCCTAGTTATGTAAGAATTGAAGGCGCTGGTAAGGATCACGGCGTCAGCGATATTACTAGATATAGTCAACAGCCTACATTTTGTTATTTGAAAGTATTTACCCTGAACACAACTTCAATAACCGCAGTTGGGTTGCAATTAAATGCTGTGCGAGATAGTGTGTTTGATGATATTGCAATCAACGGAGAGTTTATTAGTAATCCTCTTACCTATATTAACAACGGTATAGTCATGTATGCATTTAGCGAATTAGTAACGTGCCAACGCAATCTGTTTAATAATGTGTATGTAAAAGGTTTTGAATACAGCGTGTATTCTCAACAAGACATAATCAATAATAAATTTATTAACTGTGAAATAACAGATGGCAAGTATGGATTTAACTTTGGTGTAGGTGCTGATCTAGTAAGTGACGGCGAAGAATTTGGTCCAAGAAAAAATATTATAGAAAATTGTTATTTTGAAAATATATACAGACAGGGTATCTATGTTGCCGTTGGATATGGCAATAAGAGTAGAGGGAATACATTTGTCAATGTAGGTAATAATGGAGGTGGTAATGCAACAAGTTTATACAATATTATTACATTTACATCTACAGGTAACAGTTCTATACAAGATAACTTTGATAGAACAAGTGATCTAGATAGTGTTGCTGACTTAGCATCTAATAATTTTAGTAATGCCTATATAAAAGAAGTAGCCGGCAAAGTGTATTTTCAAGAATTTGAAACTAGAAAATCAACAGTGATATACTCACCGTCGACATTTCTAAATTTAATTAGACTTCCACATAATAACAGCACAGGTTTTGAAATTAACTACATTCTTGAAAGCCAGGCATCTGTTCAAATGCGAAAAGGTAAAATACTAATATCGTATGACAAGGATACTAATACTGCACAACTTGTAGATGATTATGAGTACACTGGAGCTACCGGCGGAGACACTGCAATTAACTTTGCAGTATCAACTACATCAGTTGCTGATTGTATAATGATACAATATAAAAACAGCAACGTATCGGACACTTCACTTGTTCCAAGTATTATGACATATACTTACAAAACATTAAGTTAAATTAATGATTGTTGAAGATCGGTTAAGTCAACAGAATCTTTCTGCCTGGTACAACCTAAGGCAACAACTCGAAACAGCGGCTGATCCATTAGGCGACGTTACCAATTTCTTTCAACGACTTCCTCGAGTCAAACGATATACTGACCCTTATGATGAAAACACATGGCCCACTCCTTGGGAACTTATAACTGAAAATGAATATTGCGACTTTAATCGAATTCTTGGCATGTGTTATACTCTCCAATTAACTGAGCGTTTTAAGAATTGTCATCCAACGATAAATGTAGCTATTGACAGAATCAATAAAACAGTGTATTATTTGTTGCTTGTAGAAGATAAAGTATATGGATATGACGATGATTGGATTAATGTTAAAACACTGCCTAAGTCATTGAAATCGCAAAAGATTTACGCAATGAAGACACTCCACTAAATACGTCCTAGACACCAATTTAAGAATATGACAACAATAACTGTAATCAAAAGAGACGGAAAAAAAGAACCACTAATGATCGAAAAGTGGCAGACACAGATTGCAAAAGTATGTAAAGGGATTGCAGATGTTAGTCAGTCAATGATTGAAATCAAAGCACAGCCTCATTTCTACGACGGTATTACTACTAGAGAAGTAGATGAGATTACGCTACGTGCTATTGTTAATCTAATCGATGTAGAACATAATCCCGATGTGGGACATGTAAATTACCAATATGTAGCAGGCAAGCAACGTTTAAGTATGTTGCGTAAGGATGTTTATGGCGCCTACGAGCCTCCCCACCTTTACGACATTGTAAAGACTAATGTGGCTACTGGCTTGTATACTAGTGAGCTATTAGATTGGTACAGTGAAGAAGACTGGAACAAGATGAATGACATGCTGGATCACGAAAAAGATGAACAGTATGGGTATGCCGCTATTGAACAGTTAATTGAAAAGTATCTTGTAAAGAATCGTGCCACTAAGGAAACTTATGAAACTCCTCAAATTCGTTACATGGTTGCAGCCGCAACTGTTTTCCATAAGGAAGAGCCTAACACGGCTCGTATGCGATTTATCAAAGAGTATTATACGGCCGCCAGTGATGGTCTTTTCACTCTTGCTACTCCTGTACTCGCTGGCCTTGGTACTCCTACCAAACAGTTTAGTAGCTGTGTTCTTATTCGTAGCGATGACGATCTCGACTCTATTTTTGCCTCTGGGGAAATGATGGCTAAGTATGCCAGCAAACGTGCTGGCATTGGTCTAGAGATTGGACGTCTACGTCCATTAGGTAGTCCCATTAGGGGCGGCGAAATTATGCACACAGGTATGATACCTTTCCTGAAAAAATGGTTCGGTGATTTACGATCATGTTCACAAGGAGGTATTCGTAATGCAAGTGCTACTGTTTTTTATCCTATTTGGCATCATCAGTAAGAACAACCAAGGAACAGAAGAAACCCGAGTCCGTCATATGGATTATGGGGTTGTGCTTAGTGCTTTCTTCTGGAGACGATTTAAAAACAAAGAACAAATAACATTCTTTGATCCAAATGAAGTACCTGACTTGTATGAAGCGTTCTATCAAAACACAGAACGCTTCGAAGAGCTTTACGTAAAGTACGAAAGGACTCCGGGCTTACGTAAGAAAACCATGTCCGCTGAAGAAGTATTCAAGTCGGGCATACTGAAAGAACGTACTGATACAGGACGTATCTATCTAGTGTTCATTGACAATGTAATGAACCAGGGTCCGTTTGACCCAGAGTACCATACAATTTACCAGAGTAACTTATGCTGTGAAATCCTATTACCTACTAAGTCTTTTAAGCGTCTGGATGATGATACCGGTCGTATTGCTTTATGTACACTGGGCTCAATCAACTGGGGAGCTTTCCGCAACCCAGAAGATATGCGTAGGGCTTGCCGTATCCTTCACCGTAGTCTTAACAATATACTCGATTACCAAGATTTTCTTTCTATCCAGTCTAAGTTGAGCAATGACGAAATTCGTCCATTAGGCATTGGCATTACTAACCTAGCATACTGGCATGCTAAACGCAGTCTTAAGTATGGTGAGAAAGATTCGTTATCTGAAGTTAAATCATGGATGGAACATCAAAGTTACTATCTAACAGAAGCTAGTGTTGAGCTAGCTAAAGAACGCGGCAAGTGTGAAGGTAGTGATAAGACACGTTATGGACAAGGCACCTTTCCTTGGGAACTACGTGCTAAAGGTGTTAATGAACTTGCAGACTTTGCTCCAGAACTTGATTGGGAAACACTACGCACTAACATGAAAGAACACGGTGTTCGTAATGCTACACAGATGGCAGTGGCTCCTGTAGAAAGCTCAAGTGTTGTTATTAACTCAACCAATGGTATTGAAATGCCTATGAGCTTGATTTCAGTTAAAGAATCTAAAGCAGGATCATTTGTACAGGTTGTTCCTGAGTATGCTAAGTTGAAGAACAAGTATCAACTCATGTGGGAACAGAAAGACTGTGATGGCTACATTAAAACGGCAGCTGTTATTGCCGCCTACATCGATCAAAGCATTTCAACAAACACATTCTACAATCCAGCACACTGGGCAGATCGTAAAGTACCAACTACATTGATTGCTAAGAATTTGATGCAAGCACACTATTGGGGATTGAAAACATTTTACTATAGTTTGATTAACAAGCAAGGTAGTAAGATGACTGCTGAAGATGCACCAACTATGTTAGAACCTATTAACTTTGAAGACGAGGAAGACTGCGAGTCTTGTAAACTGTAATGTTAGAAACTATATGTGACATAATGGTAGACGCTTACAAGCGTAACTGGATTACCAGTCGTGATGGCAATGTAAGTATTCGTCATCACGATCGTGATCATTTTTACATTACACCTAGTGGTGTACGTAAGCAGACGCTACAACCAGATCAATTTAAGAAGATTGGCATTGAGACAGGATACTGGGGTCAACCACCAACTAGATATTATGCAACTAAAGAATTAGAGTATACTGACATTAGTGCTAACCTAAAGCCCAGTGGGGAACTGCCATTACATTTTGGTTTACAACGAGAAATGGGACAACATACAGGTGAGGTTCGTGTAGTAGTACACGTTCATCCTACCTATTGTATTGCCGCTATGCATGCCGGAATTGATTTGAGTACTATTAGTAATGCATTTCCAGAACTCAATCGCTATACCAAAGTAGCACCAAATGTAGGCGATGTGCCTCCGATCAGCCAAGAGCTTGCGGATCAGTGTCATAAGATGTTACAATTAGACAACGAGGGCAATATTGCCTATGACATAGTTGGAATCAAAGGGCACGGTGTTGTTGCTATTGACACAAGCCCCTGGCGTGCCTATGAACACATTGAACGATTAGAGCACATTTGTAAAATTGTATTAGCTAGCGGAAAGTATTAAATGCTAAAGTTTTTTTCTAGAGGTGTAGAAACTCTGCGCCAACCTGATCGTAATCCTAGATGTTATGAATTAACTGACCAAGAACGACTTGATAAGATTCGTGAATGGAACAACCGTAATATCTGGAACGATCCTTCATTAACGTATGAGGATGCGTTAGCACAAGACTTACCTAAAAATAGATACTACGGAGCATGAACATGACAATGAATGAAATTGTTGCCATAGTATTAATGGTAGCCGTAGTAGGAGCAGTACTGTGGGATATGTATAGGAACGAAAAAGATGAACCACGAGAATAAAGAATCTGAATCAGATCCAGTAGAAGATGTGGTCAAACACATACACATTGTGATTCCTATTGTGGGAGCAGTATTAAGTTTTATGCTGGCTTTTATTGCCATTACAATGGCATGATATGAATATAATCAAATGGCTATGTTTTGGTATCATGTTCGCAGGTGCTGTAGTAGTTAGTTTTCGGCTAGATGCTATTCTAGGCATTGAATTATTGTTTGTAGGCAATGCCGCTTGGTTAGCAACTGCCGTACGCAGTAGAGATTGGCCCAGTGCCGCAAACTTTGCCATGTTAGCCACAGTATGGTTTTTAGGTATAGTGCAATATTATAAAGGATAATAATGATTGACCCAAGAATTGAGAAAGCGGTATTAAGTGAAACCATTAGACAGCGTAACACTATTGAATTAATTGCCAGCGAAAACTACACCAGCCAAGCAGTGATGGATCTTTGTGGTAGTATCCTAACCAACAAGTATGCCGAAGGCCTGCCGGGCAAGCGTTACTATAACGGTTGTGCCAACGTAGACGAGATTGAAAATGCCGCCATCGAATATGCTACTAAGTTATTTGATTGTAAGTTTGCCAATGTACAACCCCACTCGGGTGCCAATGCTAACCTAGCAGTATTCAAAGCATTCCTAAACCCTACAGACACAGTAGTAGGAATGGACCTAGCAAGTGGAGGACATTTAAGCCACGGTGCTAAAGTCAATGCTAGCGGCTCGTGGTTTATCTCGCATACATATGGTGTTAACGAGCAAGGATTAATTGATTATGATGAGGTGGCACAGCTGGTATGGGATACCAATCCCAAGATGGTTATTGCTGGCGCCAGTGCTTATAGTCAAGTGATTGATTGGGCTCGATTTGAAGAAATTGCTGCCAGTGTTGGCGCCATACTGGTAGCAGACGTTAGTCACTATTCAGGATTGATTGTAGGCGGAGAGTATCCTAGCCCATTCCCCTATGCTGATGTTGTTACTACTACAACACACAAAGGCCTACGTGGACCACGTGGAGGTATGATACTTTGGAACGATCCAGATTTTACCAAACGCATCAACGGTGCTGTGTTTCCAGGAACACAAGGTGGTCCACTAATGCACATTATTGCTGGCAAGGCACAATGTTTCTATGAAGCACTACAGCCTGAGTTCAAAGACTACGCTCGCCAAATCAAAGCAAATGCTAAAGCTATGGCAAATACTTTTGTAATGGCAGGAGTTGATATTGTTAGCGGTAGTACTGAATGTCATATGTTTACTGTAGATTTACGTAATCAAGCAATGAGTGGGCGTGAGTACGCAGATAAGTTAGAACAGCATGGCATCACGGTAAATAAAAATGGCGTTCCTGGTGAGCAACGTAGCTTTGCAGAAACATCAGGAGTACGTATCGGTGTAGCCGCAGAAACAACTCGCGGGCATGATGAACAATGGTTTATAGACTTAGCTAGACGTATGATAGATATTTTAAGGAATGGATAATGAGCAAACAACAATACAACTTACACACAAAGACAGACTATCTAAGTCGTAAAATGTTTCTGGACCCATCTGGACCAGTTACTATTCAAAGATTTGAAGAAGTTAAGTACAAGAAGATTGCAGACTTCGATGCCACAGCCCGAGGCTTCTTCTGGCAACCTGAAGAAGTAAGTCTTACTAAAGACAGCAATGACTTTAAAGATGCAAGTGACGCTGTCAAACATATTTTTACTAGTAACTTACTACGTCAAACAGCACTTGATAGTTTACAAGGTCGTGGACCAACACAGGTATTTACACCAGTATGTTCGTTGCCTGAAGTTGAAGCTCTCATGTACAACTGGGGATTCTTTGAAACAAACATTCACAGCAAGAGCTACAGTCATATCATTCGTAACATTTACAACGTACCCAAGGATGTGTTTAACACCATCCACGACACCAAAGAGATTGTAGACATGGCATCAAGCGTGGGCCTATACTACGATGCGTTGCATAAAATCAACTGTCGTAAAGAAGTAGGTGAAACAGTTGACGAGCACGAGCATATCAAAGCTATTTGGATGGCATTGAACGCAAGTTATGCATTAGAGGCATTCCGATTTATGGTATCGTTTGCTACAAGTCTTGCAATGGTTGAGAACAAAATCTTTATCGGTAACGGCAATATTATTAGTTTGATCCTACAAGACGAACTGTTACACAAAGGTTGGACTGCTTACTTGATTAATCAAGTGGTCAAGGAAGATCCTAGATTTGTCAAAGCCAAACAAGAATGTGAACAAGAAGTATATAAGATGTACATGGATGTTATTCGTGAAGAAAGAGAATGGGCTGATTATTTGTTTAAAATGGGTCCAGTTATTGGATTGAATGCTAATATTCTAAAAGACTTTGTAGACTACACAGCAGTTGGAGCACTAAAGGATATTGGTATTAAGTATCTAAGTCCGGCACCAAAGTCGACACCTATTCCTTGGTTCAACAAACATAGCGATACTAGTAAGAAACAAACAGCATTGCAGGAAAACGAATCAACTAATTATGTTATCGGTGTGATGTCCGACGCTATTGACTACGACGAGCTTCCTGTATTATAATAACAATTATGACAGAATTATTCCAAATACATGATAATATAGTTGATAAAGAAATGATGCAACTGTACTATAAATGGACTATGGATTCTAATAGCTGGTTCTTTGGCCGGCAAGCTACATTAGAAGATAATAGATTTTGGGGTCAAAAACTTTATGAACGGCCGGGAGCTGGACACTTTTTTGTAGAGTATTTAGAAAAGAAATTTAAGACAGTAAGTAGCATCAATTTTGTTACTAACTCTGCTGCATTAAATGGACAGACCTCTAATCAACAAGGCGGATGGCACACTGATATGGATTATACCCCAACAGGTGAGCCTAACACTTCTCCTCCTGAAAAGTTTTTAACGCTGTTATATTATGTAAACCCAACGTGGGACGATCCGAGAGGGTCAACAATACTAAAAACCCCCGATGATAAAGATTTAGAAATTAAATTTGTTCCAGGACGCATTGCAGTTTTCCCTAGTTCGTGGAGACACTACGGAGACTGCCCAGCACAAGATAATTTATTAAGAATTACCTGTGCTCTTAAATTAGAAATTATAGAAGATAAGGTGTAACAATGAAAGCAACTATTTGGTCCAAGTACCACTGTCCTTATTGCGATCAAGCAAAGGCATTATTAAAACAACGAGGTATCGAGTTTGAAGAAAAGAAAATCGGAGACGGATACACAAAAGAAGAACTATTGGAAGCTGTTCCAACAGCACGAACAGTTCCGCAGATTTTTATCGGCGAAGAACTGATTGGTGGATTTACAGAACTTAAAGCACATTTAGAAAAGGTATAAAATGTTAATTAACAAAGGCGTAAGCGTAGGCGAAGTTATTACACTTAAACTCACAAGTGGAGAAGAACTAGTTGCTAAACTAGTAGAAGAAACAGATAGCTATTATAAGCTATCAAGAATACAGGTTATTGGTATGGGTCCAAAAGGTCCTGGACTAATGCCTTACCTGTTTACAGTTAGCCCTGACAGAGATGTTAAGCTACTTAAAACAACAGTAACGGTAGCTGAAGCAAGCGATGAACAATTTGCTAAACAGTTCCTTGAAACAACAACTGGCATTGCGCTAGCTTGATACCATGCCAGCCGTAGCTAGAAAAGACAGTGTTGATACAATTACAACCGGGCATGGTTGTGATACCACTACCACTACATTAACTGGATCTGGTGATGTATTTGCTAACAGTATCGGTGTTGTACGTAAAGGCGACTTGAGTCAAGTTCACAACTATGAAGTCATTGTAGCAGTAGAAGTTGAAGATCCTCCACCTCCCGAACCACCTCCCGAATATGTTCCTACGTATTCTACAGTATATGTTAGTACGTGCGAACCCCATCAAGTTTCCTTGACAAGCTACAGCGGAGATGTTTTTGCTAATAATTTAAACATTGGTCGTCTGGGTGATAGTTACAGTGGTCATACACTATCGTCAGGATCACCAAATGTCTTTGCTAATTCTTAAATAGATAGTATCATGTACGCATGAACATTTATTTAGACATGGACGACGTAGTCGCCGACTGGATGGGCTATGCCCGCAATTACCTTAAACAACCTGCTTGGCAAGAGGGAGAAATGCTTCCTCAGCCAGTGTGGAATAGTCTCAAAGACGATCAACGTATGTACAGTAAACTTCCGTTAAAAGAAGGTGCTGTTGATCTAGTCAATTGGGTCACAGAGTATACTGACAAACATAAAGATGTTGGTTTATACTTTTTAACTGCTGTTCCCCATAACAATGATATGCCTTGGGCGTTTGTTGATAAAGTATGGTGGGCAAGATTGCATTTTCCTCATATTCCTGTATTTTTTGGACCATATAGTCACGATAAATGGGTTAGATGCGAAAGTGCAGAAGATATCTTAATTGATGATCGACGCAGTAACAATGAAGAATGGATTAGAGCCGGCGGCCGCGCTCATTTATATCGTAATTGGACAGACTGTAAAGAATGGTTAGAAAAAGAATTGGGCCCATTGTAAAAATCCATTTCACTATTGCAAGTACAATTCTGTAGCTAGCAATAACTAATATAACACAAAGGAGACCATAACATGGCAACAAACAAATATTCAGAATTCACAAAAATCGTAGAGGCTATGGAGGCAGACTTCGAAAAATTCTATGACAAGGAAGTTGGCGCTGCCGGCACTCGTGTACGTAAGGCTTGCCAAGATTTGGCTAAGTTGTGCAAAGAAACTCGTAACGATGTTACCGCAGTTAAGAACGCTCGAAAAGAAGCAGCTTAATGTCAACGAAACCCCTGGTAAATACGTTATATACTTACAAGGGGTATAATATGAAAAAACTTTTAACTGTTCTTTTACTAACTGTCAGTGCTACTGTATTTGCAGGTCCGCACCATGGACATGGTTTTAGGCATCATGGATATTGGCAAGGCTCTCACAATAATTGGATAGCTCCTGCCATTGTAGGCGGCGTAGTAACTTATGTATTGACCCGTCCTCAACCGGCGCCTGTTATTATAGAACAACAGCCTGTGCAGACATGTACTGAATGGCGAGAAATACAAACTCCTGAAGGTAAAACTTATAAGGAGAGAACTTGCTATGGCATACAGCGATAAAGTTGTTGATCACTATGAAAATCCCAGGAATGTCGGATCTTTTGATAAGAGTGATCCTGATGTTGGTACTGGTATGGTTGGCGCACCTGCTTGCGGCGATGTAATGAAATTACAGATAAAGGTGGATCATGATACAGGTATTATTACAGATGCAAAATTTAAAACGTACAGGTATTATTACAGATGCAAAATTTAAAACGTATGGCTGCGGATCGGCTATTGCGAGCTCGAGCCTCATTACAGAATGGGTCAAAGGAATGCACATCGACGAAGCAGGATCAATTAAAAACTCCGAAATCGCCGAAGAACTAGCCCTACCGCCAGTTAAAATACATTGTAGCATATTGGCAGAAGATGCTATCAAGGCGGCAGTAAATGATTACCGTAACAGACACAGCGGCTAAAAAGATCAAACAACAGTTAACCAAACGAGGCCGCGGTATAGGTATCAGGCTAGGTGTAAAAACTACAGGATGCAGTGGGTTAGCCTATGTGTTAGAATTTGTGGATAGCTACGAAGCTGAAGTAGGTGTAACCAACTACGCTCATCCAGATTTTGCCTTATTAGTTGATGCTAAATCAGAAGTCTATTTAAAAGGCCTAATAGTTGATTGGATTCGCAATGGCCTCAATGAAGGATTTGAATTTCGAAATCCAAATGAACGTGACAAATGTGGATGTGGTGAAAGTTTTAGGGTATGAAAAAAGTGTGGGATAGAAAAGCAACTAGAGATTGGATTGCTCAATTAGAGCATAGAATTGAAGACATTCGATACTACATGGAACGTACTATTCAATGGTGTGAAGCCAACGAAGTGTATAGTGACAGAACTGTATTTGCCTGCATCATTATGACATCAGTTTGGGTTAGCCATATGCGTAACGAACCTATAACCAAAAAAGAATTATTTGAAATGCTGGGTGTAAAAGGTTGGGAAGGTATCGATGATGCTATATATGAGTTCAACGAGGAATATGAATCGTATGAACATGAAGAACTACTAGAAATGGTAGCGGGCTCATTTTAATTGACTGCTAGTCAATTAAACAGTACTAGCAGTTATAGTAAATATTAGAAAGGAGACCCATAATGAAAATGAACATAGATCAAAAAGTGATTTGTGATATTCCTATTTCAATGGTGGATGATATATTAAGTACTATTGAAGAAAAAGATTGGTTTGAGGATGAGTACAGGGCTGGCATTCCGACAATGGCTGGCACAAATTCAATTCCTATATTTCACACTTGCTTATGTGCAACTGCTTTCGATGATGATACATCCATTATGGATATTTCAAAACGAAAATTATACGATAAGTATTTTCCTGTTATAGAGCCAGTATTAGCTTTATTAAAGAATCACTACGAATTTAAACAATATGCTGCTCTTTTAACTAGATGTCATCCTAAAGGTTTTGTTGGTGGTCATGTTGACAGAGGCAACTTTTTAACACTCTGCCATAGGATCCATGTGCCTATTCAAACAAATGACAAGGCAATATATAGAATAGATAATAATTCTTACCATTGGGAAAAAGGTAAGATTTATGAATTTGATAGCACGAGAATGCATGGTGTGTATAACGGTGGCGATGATCACAGAATTCATATGATTATCAATCTCTATAATCTAGATCGTTTGGCTACTACTATATAGATACTGTCCAAAAGACTAGACATATTCCTAAAAAGAAGTTACAATACAGATTGTGTTTAACTTTTAGGAGTATGAATTGTCAATGCATTTAGAAGGCCCGTGGTTATCTACTACAGGTAAACGAAAAGGCAAACAAAAGTTTGCTTCATCAGAAGCTAAACGTCGAGCAGAGCAGTTGGACCAAGATTGGAAAGACATCCAAAAAAAGTGGGGTGTTGAGGCAGAAGAAAAGAAACGTAAACGAGCAATGGCCGCTGAGCCGTTGCAGTATTCTTTAAACAGCCCAAATCAACGTACTACTGCACATATTCCCAGTCGTGGCGACAGTACAGGAAATGCTGTACTCAAACCCAATCCAGTCTACACTGGCACTAAAGTTAAAGGTATTGGCACTGTATTGATCGGTCTAGCACTTGTTGGATTTATTGGATACAAAGCGGTCATGTATAAACTTGACCCAAACAAGCAGTTGGTTATGAATAACACCTCAGTCACTGCTGAAGTTAGAAACAAACAGTTAGAATGTTTGGCTCGTAACATCTATTACGAAGCAGGCAACCAACCATTTGAAGGTAAGGTTGCTGTGGCACAGGTTACTATCAATCGTGCTGAAAGCGGACAGTTCCCCAAAGACATCTGTCAAGTTGTTTATCAAAAGAACATAGTCTATGAGAAAGTTCTATGCCAATTTAGTTGGTATTGCGAAACTGCCACTATGACTAGGCCTAGAAATATGGCTGCGTTCAAAGAAAGTGAAATGGTTGCACGTCAGGTCTTATTAGAAGGATTCCGTTTACCCAGCCTTCAGAAGGCACTTTACTTCCACGCTACTCATATCAATCCAAAATGGAACAGAGAACGAGTAGCAACCATTGCCGGTCATGTATTTTACAAATAAGGATTTATCATGCAAGTTAGTTTGAGAGAGTTGGTTAACGTTCGCAGAGTTATGGACAATATTAAAGAAAACATCGGGCACATGTCAGCAGAGACATTAGGTTGGGTTGCCGTAATTCTAGTGCATTTAGCCACTATTCCAACTTTGGTTGCTGTGCTCACTGGACTAACTGAAAAGTTGCCACCAGTTGACATGGTTGCCCTAATGTGGTTGGGCCTGTTTACATTCTTTGTGCGATCAGTAATTGCCAAAGACTTGTTAAACATTATCACAATTGGTTTTGGTTTCTTTGTGCAAGCCATGTTGATGGCACTGATTATCTTTAAGTAATTATATGGGTATAATACCTATAAAAATTACAATAAATACATTCTATGAAGATAACATTAGCCGATAAGTCTATAGCATGGTTTGCGCTCCTAAGCGGATTAACTATATCTGCCGTTGCCATTTGGTATAGTGTTGCAGGATTGGTTAGTATCTTTGCGGCTGCTGTAGTGCCTATTATTGTCATGGGCGTGGTACTAGAGGTTAGTAAACTAATTGCCACTGTCTGGTTAAAGTTAAATTGGCATCGAGCACCTGTATTCATTAAAGGTTATCTGCTCGCTGCCATTGCTATATTAATGCTTATTACTAGTATGGGTATCTTTGGATTCCTAAGTAAAGCACATAGTGATGCTGGCCTAGTGTCAGGTGATGTACAGGCTAAGATTTCAGTCTATGATGAAAAGATTAAGACAGCAAAGGACAATATAGATGCAAACCGCAAAGCTCTTAAACAAATGGATGAAGCTGTCGACCAGGTTATGGGTCGCAGTACTACGGAAACAGGTGCCGACAAAGCAGTGGCAATCCGCCGAGCACAACAAAAAGAACGCAGTCGTCTTCAATCCGAGATTGCAGCCGAACAGAAAACAATTACTCAGCTTAATGAAGAGCGAGCACCCATTGCCGCAGAAGTACGCAAAGTGGAGGCAGAAGTTGGTCCGATAAAATATATTGCTAACTTTATCTACGGTGACAATCCCGATGCTAATGTATTAGAAAAAGCTGTTACATGGGTAATCATTATTATTGTTGTAGTGTTTGACCCGCTAGCTGTTATCCTATTGTTAGCAAGCCAATACTCATTCCAGTGGTTTAGACAAGCTAAAGAAGAAGATGAGTTTGATTATATGGAAGCGCACCTCCGGGAAGTAGCTGACGAGTTAAATCAGGCATTTGCAGATGAGAAGCCCAAAGAAGAAACTGTGTCGAATGATCCGCACCCGCCAGGTTGGATGTTTGACAAACCTGTAGAAGAAAAATCTATATTAGAACAACACCCGTACTTGAATCAACCTTTCTCGCATTTTAAAAATCTAGAACCGATAGTTCACAAAGCAGAGGGTGACAGCCTGACTACGGAGAGTGGAAATGGCATAGCCAACGAAACTACTGTCACAGAACAAGTAGATCCTTTAGATCAGTGGAACAAAATGATTGAAGCCGCTGAAGAAGAAGTTTCTAAAGAAAAATCTGCTGAAGAAATTGTTGACGAAGGAATCAAAGCACTGTTTCCTTATCCAGAAAATCCAATGAAGGGTGATCGTACAACTAGAGAGATTGACGGTGTAATGCGTAATCTTATTTTTAATGGTAGTATGTGGATCAATGCTGACTCGTCTGATCAAGAAGCAGTTAAAGAGTTAGACGAATCAAAAAAAAAGAGCAGCTACATGATGAGGAAAGAGGGAGAGTTAGTCGTGAAGACCAAGGACTAAGCTATGTTCAAAATAGCGAACAGACTCCTAACTCTCTTTGGAATCGTATTAAACACAGAGACAGCTAATTAATAATATGAACCTTGGAAAAATAAACCTAATTACCCCTCCGGATAAGTTGTTTAATCTTAATCCTGGATACCTATTAATCAAACCTAGTACTAAAGTTAAAATGCAGTTCCAGCAACTGCTAAGCCAAAGTATAGATGACTTAAATGTCTACATGTATGACACAGACGAAGTTGATATTGAATGGATGTTAAGTGTTAGCCAACAAGCTGACTTTATCATTATTGACATCGATAATTGTGATTCAATTACTAAACAATTTGTTAGTTTCTTACTAGCACAACCCAATACCCATTATTTGACTACAGATGAAATCACACCTTGGCACCTGATTAGTCGTAATAGGATATATAACTTAGACTGGATTTTAGATGCCTTAAAAGAGGCCAACGATGATAACGAAGAGGAACCCGATGAGGAATAATGTTAGAGGCACTGCCGTAGTGTTAAAAGACGGTGAAGATATTAATCGTGCAATTCGCCGATTTAAAAATAAAATTGAGGAAGTAGGTACACTAAAAACTCTACAAAAGAATGAGTTTTATGAAAAGCCAACTACTGAACGTAAACGCAAGAAATCAGCGGCAAGAGCTCGTTGGATTAAAAAACTGGAAAAAGACTCATTACCTAAGAAAATGTATTGACCTAATAGTCTGTATGTGTTATAATAAGTTTCTTAAAGAAAGATACTTATATGGCAAATACAGATATTATGATCGATTTAGAAACATTGGCAACATCTCCGGATGCTGCCATTCTTACGATTGGTGCAGTAAAGTTTGATCCGTTCGGCGACGATGTAAAAGATCCAAAGTGTGAAAAGTTCTACGTTCGTGTAGACTTAGACAGTTGTGATCGTATTGGGTTAGTTACCAATGATGACACTATCGCTTGGTGGGCTAATCAAAGCAAAGAAGCACAGGACGAAGCGTTCAGTGAAAACAATAGGATTGATGTAGTTGATGCGTTTAATCAACTGTACAAATTTTGTTGGGGTGCTAAACGTGTTGGGGTGCTAAACGTGTTTGGAGTCATGGTGCTGCCTTTGACATTGTGATCTGTGAGCATGTGTTTAAAAAGATTGGCAAGGCAGTTCCGTGGAGTTTTTGGGAAGCTCGTTGCACACGCACATTGTTTGACATTGGTATTAATCCACAACGTCCACCTGTACTAAAACACCACGCATTAGAAGATGCATGGAATCAAGCAGTGGGTGTACAAAATGTGTTTAAAACACTGAAGACAAGCACAACAAGTTCAGGACAATATATTAATCCTTTTGCAAGAGAAAGATAATATGAATAATATGCATGAGAAACTTAGAGAATTTGAGAGAGCGTCAGGGCTCGAAATTTACGGACTCGGAGCAAAACGAATCCCGTGGGAACATGCCATAGAAAAGTTTGCCGAGTTAATTGTCAACGATATTTGTGATGATATGTTATCTCTTGAGCCGATGTATCCGGCAAATGTTGTTGCTTCAAAGATTCGACAAAAGTATAATATTGGAAATAAAGAATGAACGAACAAACTTACGAAGTTATGGCTATCCTACAAGAAGAAGCCGCAGA